GCTGAAAATACTTGCTTTATCAGTGAAAAAACTTTTAAACCTATTGCTACTAGGCATCCATTTATAATGTACGGAAACAAACACAGTCTAAGATATCTTAGAGAATTAGGATATAAAACATTCCATGGATTCATAGATGAATCATACGATAGTCTAGAGTCGTGGGATAGATTAGATGCAATTATTCAAATACTCAAGGATATCAAAGCCATGCCTAATGAAGAAAAGATTCAATGGTTTAGTTCGATGAAAGATATTCTTGATCATAATTTCAACGTATTAAGAGATAATTCTACTGTTAACTTGCCCAAGGCAATAGTTACATTGAGAGATTATGTTTCGGGAGTCGCTCATGCATAACACTGAGATCGCGGCGATAAACAATGATTTAAAGAAAACACGGAAAGCTATAATTAGTATAGGCTGTTCATTTGTTGAAGGCCAAGGAGCGATAGATCAAGATATATACGAACAGCATGATTGGTCTATGCTAAAGACGGGTGTTCCTATGGAACCTATTCTAACAGATGCAGAAAAATCCAAGTTGATATTGGCACATAAAGAATTAAGAATCGATAACAACGGTAATATTGATTGGACATTTATGCAACATAAAAATGCATTTGTGAATGTGCTTTGTAAAAAATATTTTAATTCTGAATATACTGCTATCAATTTTGGACTCAAAGGCAAAGGTAATAGAGCATCTATTAAGAGTCTATACTTTCATCCTCAAATAGATTGGCATAACGTTGATGAACTTATTGTGATTTATGTTCCGAGCGGTCCTGAACGTTTTGATTTTCTCAGTGACGAATTAGGCAACGACAACAATGAGATCACCAAGTTTCATTGTATGTGGCCGTGGCATGAAGATCAACAAGATAGTCCCCGTAAAACATTGTGGAAAGGATACGGCACCGCAGTACACAGCGAAAAATCCAGCATGTTGGAACAGATATCTAATGTTATTGAATTAGAGAATTGGTGCAAATTAAAAAACGCAAGATTAATCATTACCCCGGGGTTTGATAAAACATATACTCAAACTGATTTTAAAAATATAATTCGCTGGAATATCGTCCGTGACGAGAATCAAAAAATAATCAAACATGTTGAACACACATCTAACATGCGGATTCATAATAGCAACACAGAGCAAACACTTGACGCTATTGTAGATCAATGGCCGTGGGATAAAATGTTCAAGCCTCAAGACTGCCCGACCTTTATAGATTTATGCCTTAAACAAGAAGGTCTCAGTAACGCGGGATTTTGGGACTTTAATGGCAAAGGCACACTCAACCATTGGATAACTGTATGTTGTCACCCCAGTGCCAAGGGACATGATTTATTTGCCAGAGAACTGCATAAGTTTATTATAGGAGCTTGATATGTATAACTGGAGTGGTGCAGAAAAGTATCCTGAATATTTTCTCGAATATCCTTTTCTCAAAGCAAACTTATTAACACATATTGATCATAAAGTTTTAAAAACTTGTGTTATTCCACCCCCGACCTCTGACAGATTTTCCTCAAGTGATTCGCCTGGTCTATTAAAGAAAAATCTCAAGATACAGCCGGCTGACTGGCACTATAGAACCAAGGATGTTAGATACAAATGTAATTCTAATGGATACAGAGCAGACGAATGGGATACAATTGATTGGGCCGACGCAGTGGTCATATTTGGATGCTCATGTACTGTTGGAGTTGGACTGGCTGAAGACGAAACTATTTCTTATCAGTTATCAACGCTATTAAACAGACCGGTAGTAAACATGGGAGTCAGTGCATCGTCTATGCAATATTCATTTATAAATTCCATGCTGCTGTCTAAAAATTTTCCAACCCCATATGCTGTAGTGCAATTATGGACTAACATTGATAGATTTACAGTGTTTAAGAAACAGGAAATTGACCATATAGGTCCATGGGACAGTGATCATTTTTCCGATAACATTGTTAACAATCCCTATCAATCAATGCTTACTGCTGCTTATACAAATATTTCTAGTAGAGAATTTTGGAAAAACAAATGTAGATACTATTCTGCAAGTTTTTTTGAAGCTACGGCACACTATACGGAAAGTGATTGGGTGTCTATTGACAATCAAGCTCGAGATTTAATACACCCAGGAAAGGGATCAGCCAAACAAATGGCTGATCTTATAGCAGCAAACATTACCTAAAAAATGTTTTTTGACGAATCTCTGATGTCTTTCTTAAGTCTTTCTACATCGACTTTGAAATCTATTTTTTTAATTTCGTCTTTGTATTCTTGAAGAGTATTAATTAATACATCAGCAATGCCGTCTGCAGTCTGTTTGGTAAGCTCATTCTTTACATCAATTTCCCATACCCGACCATCTGTGAAATCTAATCTCACTGAATCCAGATATGCCACAGGCATGGTATTCATATAAAGATCTTCAAAAACCTCTGGCCATTCTTTCACAAGATGTCGAGGAGGTTTGAACAAAGGATTAGGCATCAACAGAATCTTCTACCTTTTTAGTTTTCTTTACAGTAGGATCGAGTTCTTCTGCTTCCTTGCGTAATCTTGCTGCTTCTTTATACATGGCATCTGCCTGACTGCGATAGCTTTTAGCAATATCTCGATCAGATAACGCTTCTGTGTTTGCTGCTTGTGCTCTTACAGGTGCAGGAATATCTGAATCGACTGCAGGTGTTGTATCATTTACTGAAGCTACGTCTTTAACATCGGCCTTAGCGGATGGAGCACCTGACACAAATGTGCATAGATCATCCACAGTGCAGTTCTTCTGTTCTGCGATCAACGTATTAAGATTAGCTAACAGCACAGTATCGTTGGTAGTAGGAGTCATCATCACAGAATCTGTGGCTACTTTTAACAATCTGTTATCAGCCTGCATGGCCCGCAACATAGGTCTGCCATCCGGAAATGGACGTATGTGCATAATCTCACCAAACTCATATGCAGTCTGCGCCTGGTCAGTTTCGACTAACGTCATAATTGCGTCATGGTATTGATCTGGTAGTTGAGCTACAGGTAATACAAGAGCCATGTTTGACTCTCCGGGCAAAGTTCTAAACACCACCAATACCTTGGCACCTGTGTTTTGAATTCTACCTATGTGTTTAAGGCTTTTCATTTAGGCTTCCTTTTTAGATACAGCTTCAAGGAAGGAATTTAGTTTGTTGAAACTTTTACCAACTGCTTCCAATTCTGCTGCTTTGAACGCTCCTCTACTTGTTGCAACTTCGATGATATTTTTCACAGCCATTAGATCACTGATGTTGAGATCAGGACCTTGTGCTGCAGGTGCTTCCGGAGCAGGACTGGGTGTTCCTGGCTGACCTTCAGCTGCGGCTGCGACTTGTTCTTTAACTTCTTCTGACATTAATTTCTCCTTAGGTGTGGGCATGCAAGCATGAAATATGTTAACTCTTTTTGATCTTCAAATCCTACAAAATGTGAAGATCTCAAATTCCCACTCTTATCTAGAGCAGGCTTTTTACAGATATAATATCTGCCTTTGAGCTTGACTTTGATCCAATCTTCAATTCCTTCAAATATCTCAGAATCTGTGATATTCAATTCAGTGAAGTGCGGAGCCACAGTCTTCAGCTTTCGCTGTTGTAGTACGTCCAATGGATTAAGGTCAAACATAGTGAAAATATTTATACGGTGGGATTATTCGGGGGTGGATTCTTGGCTAAGTCTTTTGCTCATGGCTCTATTATGTCCTAGCTTGCGAACATCACCACTAAGCAGATACAGTTCAAATGCGGCTTTTTCTTTCATTACAATGATGTGTTTTTTGGTGACAAAGAATGGCGAATCGATATAGTTATCTAACCAAAGTAACACCTGCGGAGTAAATGCAAACTCTTTAGGAAATTCAATCTTGTAAGTTTTTATTTTAGCATGTTCTTCGATAAATTCCAAGGCCTGTTCAGTCAATCTTAACCCGCCTTGATTCTTTTTTCTAAAACTCCACCACCATACGGCTTTATAGTCTTTGATATTTTTTTCATTGACGGGTAGTTCTGCTGCCTGTAAGAACGCCTTGGTGTAGGCATCTTTGTTCATGTTATTTTATCTCTTCACCTGTAGTGAGTTTGTACACAGCAAAGTCTTTGGTCTTGAATAATCGATTTAATTTCTTTGCCAGATTATGCGCATGCCCTGGATTTGAAAATGATACTTTCTTATACTTCGGACCAGGATAGCTGGCTACCAGACTACCGCTCTTGAGATTGAAAGGTTGGCCGTTATAGAACACAGCCCAGATAGCTTCGGAGTCAAGAATCTGCTCAACCTTATAGGTTTCTTTGTTGGCATGCTCTAACAGAATTTTAGGTTTGGGTCTGCTCATATACGTGTTTCCTAATTAACCACGTATATATTTATGTTTTTTTACCCCGGACCGAACCCGCCGCCGTCGAATTTAACGTCTATTTGTGTAGTAGATTCTTTAATTACTGCCAGCATTTGATGTATCTCGCTAATGGTCTGACCTAATTTGGATGTCATCAGTGCCAATTCTGTAGTTAGATCACGTGCTTCTTGCAGTGTGATGCGTATCTCTTTTTGTTGACTACGTTCAGCTACTTGAATTCTTTGAAGTAATTTTTGTATGGTGGGTAATGTGTTTGGCAGATTATTTTGTGACATTGGCCAATACCTGTTTCATCTCTAATTCTGTTTTGAACGGACCTTTGTAAGGATATCTTTCAAGAGTAATTTTTTTAGGACAAAAACTCTTGACCCAGCCCTTTTCAAATTTTATACAGTAATACCCTGCGCAGTATAAACTTTTTGAATCACTGCTTTTTGTAAACAAGGGAAGTTTCTTACGAATGTCGAACATGGCATTGTGCGGTTCGGCACTGGTAGCGTAGCCATGAACTTCATTAGGCAATGCTGTGTCAGCCTCTTTGACAATCTTTACAGTGAAAAACTTTTTACCAAACTGTTTAGTTAAACTGTCTTTGGTTTCGTAAATAGTCACTCCAGTCTCATCGCTCATGAAAAATCTATTGTCATCGTCCTTTCTCAGAGTAGCAATCTTCTCACCATTCGATTCTACGATCCAAAATTTATTTGCGATTATGGGTTTTGCGTGTATGTCTGTCATCTCTATCTCCTGTGGTGTGATCATGTTGTCACAATCTCTGAGTTTGTATATCTGGCGTTGAGTGGTTCTGCATAGCTCTGTGCCTGATCAGCAATCTTTTTCAAATCCCATAGATTACAGAACTTGATTAATCTTATACCAACTTGACTCACATTCTTTTGTTCAGCGGTAGCAGTGGAAATCGTATTTGTAATTATCTCTTTGATGTCGTCTGGTTGATGAGTTAGATCGATAAGTCGACGATTGCGTTCATAATCTTCTAACACACGATGTTCTATGCCGTTGTGGTCAGACCATCTCTGAAGCATGAGATTGTTCCACGCATATCCTTTGCTGTTACGATCTTCGAACGCTTCAGTAAGACCCACTTTTTTGCTTGTGCCTTTAGTACGTACACCCGGATACGCTGAGAAGACATTATCACTGGTATCACCACGCATGCATTTTTCGAACAACAGCCATTCTGGGTTAGGCGCTGGCTTAGGTTCTTGTGTTTTCTTGTCAATGACTGGCTTGCCTTTGTCATCAAAGATTCCTTTGTGTGTGATAGTGGTTTCCATCACACCGTTGTACTGTGTGACATTAGGTGCAATTAATTGCACAAAGTCTGTGTCTGTGCTGATAATCACGTGTTTGTCATTCGGATGACTTTGAATCCACCCAGCAATAAGATCGTCTGCTTCAAGGCGAGGATTTTGCAGTACTGTGCAGTTGGTCTTGTCTGTGATAAAATCTTTGAATGTGTCAAATGCTTCCCAGAAGATTTTTTCTTCATCTGCTTCTTTTTCTGTGTGTGCAGCACGTTGAGCAGCACGTTGCGCCTTGTAAGGAGTATAGTAATCTTTACGCCAGCTACGTCCCTCTAAACAGAATATAACATGACTGCCTTCGAACTGCTGCCATGCTTTGCGAATGCTGTTTAGAGTGATATGAAAAGCCATGCCCAGTTTGATATCAGCGTCACCGTTGATAACGTGACGAGCACGAAAGAATGTGTTTGCTGTATCAACTAAGATATATGTCATAGATTGTCTTTCTTCACTGTTTTAATATCAATAACGCCTGTGTTAACAGGACCGCCAAAATCACCATCGACTACTACATTGGCACACAGTTCACGGAACCAACGATCTATGATTTCTTCGTCCTTGTCTCCGTCCTCACCGTATCCCTCTTGCTTTAATTTTAACACAAAAAGGTCGTTCCAGTCAAGCTCAAAAAAGCCATTACGCACATTATCTTTATTGACATGCGTTTCGATTACACCTACCCAAGGTTCTTTTTTGCGTGTTGCACGTTCTTTTGGTGATAGTTTGGCCTGTGCCTCTGCTTCTACAGCACGTTCAGCAGCTTCAGTGGCTGCTTTGGCTGTGTTAGCTGCTTCTGCTGCGATGACTGCAGATCGTTCTGCTTCTGCTCTAATCTTATCTATACCAAATAATTTTTCAATCCATTTATT